GCCATCCTCTGACGCGCCGGAGTATAGACTTCGCTGACCAGCAGAAGTCGTTCCGGATGTCGCGTGATCACAGATTCGCGACAATAGACCTGAAGGACGCATCAGACTCCTTAAAGCTGGAGGTTTTGCGTGTCTTATTACCTTCTCGGTTCTATCGTCTCGTTAGTCAACTCCGTTCGACTTTCATTCAACTACCTGACGGCGACTTGATTCGGCCGCGGACGATGTTTACTATGGGAAATGCTTTATGTTTCCCGATAGAGACACTCGTCTTTTGGGCCGTCTCGTTGGCGACTATGATAGTGAATGACTCGACCGCTTTGGCAGATCTTCTCGCTTTTGGGCGTGATGATCTGTACGGAGTTGAGGCCAGTGCCGCTCGGCGCCGGTCCTTCTTGAACAGATTTCGTCTACGCGTCTTCGGGGACGACATTATAGTCCCACGGAGATGGTGCGACGACGTTCAAGAAAGCTTAACGCGCATCGGTTGTACAGTAAACCGGGCGAAGACTTGCTCGAACTCCCTTGTTCGTGAGTCTTGCGGCTCTTGGTATTACTGTGGAATTGACGTACGAATTGTCAAATTCCACTACCACAAGCTTTCAGATACTCGAGCATGGGTAAGCCTTCTAGCTTCGGTTAGAGAGCTTCAGAGTTGTGGTTTCACATCCACTGCTCTAGCCCTACTGCGAAACCTAGCAGAAATGCATCCCGTCCCGTATGGCATGCTTGGCTTACCAGGCCATGTGTCCATTGAAGACGGATATCGTTGGAATGAAGAACTCCAACGGTTAGAGTTTCGGATGCCCGTCATTAGTGATAATGATGGACTCGAGAACCTTCCGGGATACGCAGCTTTATATGCTACGTTTACCCAACAGGCTACACGAGCCGTGTCCCTAGGCGTCCAGGAATGGATAAAATGGGAATGGACTGAGGTCCGGTGACTGTGAAATCACCGTAGAACCTCAGAGGGGGTCTTGCGCCTTTTTGGGCGCCGCCGTCCTGCGGGTGTTGGGCCTTTTGTTTTGGTCCTCCTTTCGCGGCC